CGGATCAACGCCGCGGCCGAGATATTAAGGAGAGAGAGATGCCCGGACTTCGAACCCTGATTTTTGTCTCGGCCGCAGTATCGCTGCTCATCGCAGCGGCACCCGCCTCCGCCCAGGATGTGGCGTTCCCGATGCGCGATGGTGCGCGGCCGGAGACGACGAGCGGCGTGCCACATGTCCAGATTGGCATTCAGCCGGTCCCGGCACTGTCGGAGGAAATGCTGCGTCAGGTAGCCGACTTTCCCGGAGTCGTTCTTGGGGCGACCCGCGTATCGCTCCCCGGCGCCGTCGGGTTCCAACTGACGGGCGACGTCACGATCGCACAACCGCAGGCCATCGTGGGTGGCCGGGAGTTTGCGCATCTTCACCCCGACGGCAGCCTACATGCCTCATTGCATCCGGACACGGCCCGTGCCGCGGTGGAGGCCGGTTGGGCCGTCGCTCATCCTTGGGCCAATCAGCGCGCGGGTTGGGAGGGTTTCGTGATGATCTATACCCCACTCACCGAAGCCGAATTGGATGTGGTGCTGCAACTGGTGCGAGGGTCGTACACCTACATCACTGGCGAGGCGTTGCCTGAAACGTAGCGATAGCAGCCATTTGTGCAAAGTGGAGCTCAGGTCCAATTGGGCTCCAAACCGCCTTGCTGTGGTGCAGAACAAGACCCAGTTTCACATGATCTGAATGTCAGCTTCCGCTGGAACTGCCCGGACGCATCGCGGTCGTAGAAAAGTGCGGTTCCCGCCCTTCACGTCTGTCGCACCGTCGTTCAGACCTGTCGGACCGCAAACGTTTTGTGGACGGCACATTGCCTCACCGACACGCCCTCACCTGATCGCGCAACACGGCATAATCGCTGAGCATCCGGACGATCATTGCGTCTTCCGGCAAAGCCCTGACTTCCTCGACGGCGCGCGCCTGATCGTCTGCGCTGTATTCCACTACCTGGGGACAGACATGCCCCAGGCCATCAGAACCTCCCATCGCGCAGCCGCTCAACCAGAGCATCGCGATTAGCGGGGCGGCGGCTGGCGGCGTCCAGCATCTGCCGTTGGATTTCATGGGTCTTCTCCGATGTTGAAAGGCGTTCGGCCATCCGTCCCGTGCGTTCTCCGGCGCGGCGCAGGTTGAGTAAAAACAGCGCGAGGGTTGCGGTGGCCAAGATCAAGCCCAGCGCTTTGCGCGCCGGGCCGCTAGCGATGATAGCCATGATCCAGCCGATCATCGCTGGCCCCGCTTCCAGTCATCAATCCGGGCGTGGATGGCGACGGCGATCCCAATCAGCGCCACGGCGATGAACACCCAGCGCAGGGTGTCAAGGTAGGGCACCAAGGGCAGGATCGCGGATTGCGTTTCCGCCAGGACGTCTTGAGCGACTTCGACACCGGCAGCACCGACGGTCGCGATGCCAGCTGCCCCGCCGCCTTTCAGGGTACGGCTGTCGGCCAAGACTTCGCGGGCAGGGGCCACCTCTGGCACGAAGGGCGTCGCGCGGGCTGGGAACGGTTCGCCCCAGCTGCGCGCAGGGCCAAGGTCGATGTGCATGAAACCCGAGCGGGGATAGGTGCCGAAACCAAGGAAACCGACCGCGCGGGCGGCCTCGGCGAACTTGACCGGGTCGTGGTTCGACATGGCAATGTCGAACGCCGTGCCCAACATGTGTTTGGAGGCTGGGGCCCCGCCGACGGCGCGGTTGTGGCTGGGGCTGCGATAGCCGGAACGGACGATCAGCGGCTTGCCGAGCCGGTTGCGCAGGGACTGCAGCTTGTCCATCGCCTCGGTGTTGATCTTGATCGCGCCGGTACCGCGGCAGGCGATTTCGGCCGGGGAAAAGCTGGGCCAGCGCCAGGTGCTCTCGGGCACGTCGCGGAAATGTGCATAGGTCGTGGTTGGCATGATGGGTCTCCAGAAATGCAAAACCCGCCTCGAGGGCGGGTGGGGTGGCAGATTCAGTGTGGTTTTGGTCTCGGTCAGTCGGTGCGGCCGCGCTGGAACGCCTCAAACATCAGATCGCGCATGGCGCGGATGTCGGTCTCGATGCGTTCCAGCCGGTCGGCATCGCCCTTGCGGTCCTCGGCGCGCTGGCGGTCGACGCGGTCGCGCTCGGCCAGAAGTTCGCGGTCGAGACGTGCCAGCATTGCGTCATTGGTGAAGGCGCGGCGCGTGACGGCGGCCAGGAGCGTGATGAAGCCGCCGATCAACGCGGTGATGGCGGCGGTCAATCCGTTGTCGCGGAAGGCCGCGCCGACCTCCTGCAACAGGGTGGTTCGTTCTGTCATGATGATATCCCTCAATAATCCGTCTCGACGTAGACACCCGAGCAGTCGTAGGCGACGGCGGCCGCCGTCGCGCCGTTGTTCATGTAATTGCGCGGGCTGAGCAGCTGGATGGCAGCGGGCATGTCGGTGGTGATGGTGAATTCAACCGCCGCACCACTGACCTCCTCGACCACCCGCACGCCGATGTCCGACCCGTTTGGCGCGGCGGCAATGTAGAGAGTCAGCACGTTGGTCATGCTGGCCACCGGGAAATCGACGTCAAGGTCGATCAGCGTCGGCGCGCCCGTGCCATCGTTGTGCACCAGTTGCCAGTTGGTGTGGGTGCCACGCTGGAAACCGATGCCGATGCAGTTGACCGCCGCCGCCAAGGTCAGCGTGGTCGCGAGGGCCGCAGTTGACCCATAAAGCCCGAAGAACCCCATGCCGGTCACCTGCAGCGTCGTCAGCGACAGCCGGTTGACGTAGTTCCACCCGCCCAAGCCATCGGCATTGCCACGCCAGCAGACCCAGCCTGCAGATCGTTCCTCGGCGGCAGCATTGGCTGTGGTGGCACTGGTGACGCGCCAGCGCCGCATGCTGGTGGAGAGGTTGGTGGTAGCCAGCGTCGGCGTTGCCACAGTGCCAACGGCGGTGCGCGGCATGCCATTGGTGTTCGCTGTGGTGCTGACAGATGGGGCCCAAGTGGCGACCCGGTTGACCCCGAAATGCGGCTGCAGGGGAAAGAACCGGCCCGAGGGGCGCTGCACATCCAGCCACCCGGCCCCGGCACGGTCGCGCGCACAGACCGCGAGCTTGCCTGCAGGCGGCGGATCGGGCGCGGCGGATAGGGCAGGCATCACCATTGGTTCAGGCAGTTCGACCCGGCCGGAGGTGCGGTCGATCCGGATCGCATCGAAGAAGGTCGAGCCATTCGGGCTGACCTTGAAGCTGAAATCGTCGTTGCCGAGAAGGCCGATCAGGGCGCGCGCCGAAAACCCGGTCTTGAAGGCGAAGGCCGCGTCATTCCCAGCGGCGGCCTTGTTGACGGTGGCCTCGATCCCGGCGCCCGCGTTGTTGATCAGCACCGCCAGGGTGTTCATCGAAAGACGGTTGTAGCTGTCGGCCATGGCCCCGCCGAGGCCGAGCAGTTGTGCCGTCAGGTTCGCCTGCGGCATGCCAACCTGCGTGACCGCGTTGGCGAAAGTGACGTTTGGCGTATTCACCACGGTCGTGCCGCCCGCGCCTGCCGTGGCGGACCCAATGTTGATGACAGTCGTGGATCCATTCGCCCCGTCAGTGCCGAGGTTCAAGGTCTTGGTGACGCCGGTGGTCGTGGCTCCGGTACCCATGCCGTAGGTGGCGGTCGTTGTTGCCGTGCCGATGGTGGCCGCCGCCGCCAAAACTGTGACAATGCCTGAGGCCGTCAGCGTGCCCGAAAAGGTCTTGTTGCCGCTGAACGTTTGGGTGCCCCCAAGGATCGCCAGTTCTGACGAGGTGTTCGGTAGCGTGAAGGTCCGGGTCGTGCCCGTCGTAATCCCAGACAGCGAGAACGCCGCCTTCTTGGTCGGATCGGCGTCATTCACCAGGCTGAAAACAGCATCTGACACATCCACCGGTTCGCCAACCGGCTCCCAGGCGCTGCCATTCCAGACCAGAAACATCTGTTCGGCCGCGATCCAGGCCAGCCAGCCGGGGCGCGGCACCAGCCGCATCCAGACGCCATCGACCCAGAAGGCCACATTCAAATCCCAGCCAGCCCACAGACCTGTCGCCCCAGACGCCACAATATGCCGGTCGCCGTCGGTCGGGCTAGCCGGTGGGGCGGTGCGCGCGCGGTCGAGCACTGACAGCTGCACCATGGCATCGAGCAGGCGTAGCGCCTCGTTATGGGTGACATGCTTCTGGGCCTGCGATGCCAGAATATAGGGCAGCAGAAGATGGGTGGTGATGTCGAACATGGTCCTGCTTTCAGAAGGTTAGGGTGACGGATCGCCCAGCGCCCCGGCCGATCAGGGCCGAGAGCTGGTAGATGCGGATGGCGAGGGATTGACCGGAGCCCAAGGGCGCGCCCCAATCAGTCGTCTGCTGCGCGGCGGCGTAGAGCGCGCTCGTCGTGGCAGTCGTCAAGGATCGCTTGACAACTGACCCGTCCAGAATGTCGACCTGATAGGCTTCGCTGTCTTCAGCCAGCGGCACATCGCCCATGCCCCATGTGTCAGCGGCCAGGGATCGCGACCGGCGCGTCCAGCCAATGGTCAGATCGCCGGGGCTGCGGGCGGTGCGCCACGGCTGCTCGACATGCGCGACCGAAAACGGCCGGAGCCCAGCGCCTTCGGGGGTGAAGCTGGTGGCTATAAAGGTTTCGTCGCTGACCGGTTTGGAAGCTGGGCCGATGCGCCAGTTCCACGGCAGACCCAGATCGGCTTCAGCAATCGGCAGGCTGGCAATGGTTGTGTCCAGCACCACCACCCGCGCGCCGGTCGGCACCATGCTGACCATCGCACCTTCGGTTCCGCGCTGGCCACGCAGCAGGCGGGTCAGGCGATAGCGGCCGGGCGCGATCAGCTCGGCTGTGCCTGCCTGGACGACTTCCCATTGCCCAGCGGCGGCCTCAATGGCCAGCGCATTGGCCCCACCCAGCAAGGTGATGTCTGTGACGCTTTCCAGTGTGCCCGAAAACAGGTCAACAACCAGCGCATTCCCCAGATCGAAGCGCGATACCGGACCGGCAAAGAAATCCGCCGCCAGCACGCCTATGCGCGCCCGCGACGGAGACGTGGTCAGCAGGGCAAAGCCATCCGTCGCGGCGCTGCGGTAGACCGCGATTTCGCCCGGCCATGGTTTCGCATGGGCGGCGACAAAGGGACGATGCGCAGGCTGATCCTCGCGCAGTTGTGGCAGATCCAACAACACGACATCGGGTGAGCCGAATACCGTTGGCGTTGCGAGCGTGGCCGGGCGAGGATCGCCGGGCGGCAGATCATAAACGGCGCGGTCCTGGCGCACAGCGTCGATGCTCCGCAGATCCGAGTCCGCAATCGACACCAAGCGCATCTCTGTCTGACGCCCATCGTGGTCGAGCAAGATAACGTCGCAAGGGTCCAGTGCCAGCCGTGAAGGCGGTAGACGAAACACCGCACTTTCGCGCCCGACCCATGCCTCCATCAACGCACGACGACAACGGCGTTCGGCTTCCTCTGGCGGCACTGCCAGCGGGAAGGCCTCGGATGCGATGCGCGTGGTGTCCACGGTGATCCGCCGTGCCTCGACCTGCGCCGCGTCATATTCCTCGTCGGCGCGGGCCACTTGCCACTTCAACGCCTGCGGCAGTTCGGTTTCCTGCGCGCGGGTCAGTTCCATCACATCGCCCTGTGCGGAAGCGGGAGCCACTATGCTGTCGGGCGTGATGGTCAAACCGGCGATCCGGCCACGCATCAGAAACCGAATGCTTCCTTCGCTCTCCACCGCATCGAAGCCGAAATGCCGGGCCAGCGTGGAAATCGACGCGCGCGGGGCTTCCAGTGCCGAGATCACATAACCCTCGACCGCGCCCCAGAGGCCGGTCACGTCGATGAGTTCCTCGGGCATTTCGGCCCGCAGGCAAAGGTGCCGCACCAGCGCCGCCAACGACACCGCCCCCAGCCGTCCGGTCAGCCAGTGCCCCAACCGCCAGTTCGGGCCGTCGGTCCAGACATCCGTCAGCCCGGGGAAGAACGGATAGGGGCGCGCATCCCAGGTCCACGCGGCGCATTCGGGAACATGCACCATTCGGGCGCCATAGATCGATGAGGTCGGATTGTTCGCTGCGGCACCCCAGAACAGATAGGTCGCTTCCAGATAGGCACGCTGGATCGCATCGTCGCGCCAACCGCGCGAGAAGTAGGGCGTGAAGCTTTCCGATGACTTCGGATCGAAGAAGACGTTTGGTTGGTTGGTACCGCGATCAATCGCGGGGCAGCCGAGTTCCGTGAACCAGATAGGCTTCGACTGCGGCACCCACGCAGTTTGCGTGCCGCTTTCCACCCCGCCCGGCCGGTTGAAATGCGGGTTTGACCACCAGGCGCGCAGATCCTTGAAGCGGAACACCCATGGCTTTGCGGCAGCGCCATCGGTGATCGGCGTGCGGTTTTGCGCGGCTCTGTCGGCCGGGTTGGCATAGAACCAGTCAAACCCCTCGCCACCGGTGATGTTTGATTGCAGGTAGGCACGGTCGTAAATCGCCGGGGACAGTGCGGCATCGGCGTGATCGAAGCCGTCGCGCCAGTCTGACAGCGGCATGTAATTATCGATGCCGACGAAATCGATGTTCGCATCCGACCAGAGCGGATCGAGGTGGAAGAAGACATCGCCGCTGCCATCGGCAGGGTGGTGGCCGAAGTATTCCGACCAATCCGCTGCGTAGCCGATTTTCGGCCCAGCGCCGAGGATCGCGCGCACATCGGCGGCGAGGCTCTTGAAGGCGGTGACCGCTGGATAGGTGCTGGCGCCCGAGCGGATCGTGCTCAGACCGGGCATTTCTGATCCGATCAGGAAGGCATCAACGCCTCCGGCGGCTTTGCAGAGATGCGCGTAGTGCAGGATCATCCGGCGCAGCGACCATTCACCCACAGGCCCGGTCCAGTTGACGCTCTCGCCCGACACCGCGAATTGCGCCGGGCTGGCCGCGCCGAACAGCGCCGCGACCTGCGTGGCGGCGGTGGCGGTCTTGTTCACGGTCCCAGCATAACCCGCCGCCGGGGAGCAGGTGATCCTTCCCCGCCAGGGGAAAGCAGGCTGGCCGGTTGTGGCGGCGTCGTCAGAGAAGGGGTTCGGCAGGGTGTTGCTTGGCGGGACGTCCATCAGGAGGAAGGGATAGAAGGTGACCCGCAACCCACGCGCCTTCATCTCCTGGATCGCCTGCACCACCGCGAAATCTGCGGGTGTGCCACCATAGACCGGGCGATCCTCTGCATCGCGACTGACCAGAAACGCATCCTCACGCACAACGCCGTTCACCGACCATGCCGACGGAGTCGTGGTCTTGGCCGAAACCTCGATGCCGGGACGCGCCTTGCAGGATTCTGCGCGGAGATCATCGCCGAACCACGCCACCACAAGGCTGACGCTCTCGACCGCCGGGGCCATGGATTGCAGACGATCCAGCGCCACAATGATGTCGGCGGTGTCGGAGATCGCATTCAGGTTCTCGGCAACCGTTGTGCCGCCCGAGGGCTGACCAAAGCCGATGGTTGTGCCGCCGCTGGTCTTCTTGACGGGCACGGTGGCATAGCTGAACTCGCCCGAGGCCGGGATCAGCGTCACAGCCTTGACCAAACCCTCGGCGGTGTCAGCATCGGCCAGCGGCCGGAATACCTCAAAACTGATCTGTGGCAGGCGGTTGCCGAAGGCGCTCAGATCGAGTTCCTCAAAGACCACATAAGCCGTGCCACGATAGCCGGGGGTGTCGGCCGCGCCCATCTTGGCCGAAATGAACGGATCAGGGCTTTGCGCCTCGTCTCCGGGATACCAGCGCCAGGTAACGCCACTCATGTCCATCGCCTTGCCGTCGGCCCAAATTCGGCCAATGCCGGTGATCTCGCCCTCACAGAGTGCAACGGCGAAGGAGGAATAATAGAGGTATTCCGTGGTTTTGACCTTCGGCCCAAGGCCTTTCCCGCCACCCTGACTGGTGGTCTTGATCTCCTCGCGGAAATCCGTGGCCCAGATGATGTTGCCGCCGATGCGCATGCGGCCGAAAAGGCGCGGGATCACAGCACCTTCAGTCGAGGATGTGATGCGCAGGCTGTCCAGCCGCGCACCTTCGATGCGCTGTGCTGGGGCCAGGGACGACACGATCCAACTATCAACCACCGACCCGATGGTCGAGCCGATGAAGCCGCCGATCGCTGCGCCGGAAAAGCCGAGGATGGCACCGCCGAATCCCGCACCGAGCGCGGAGCCGACGGCACCGAGAACCAAAGTTGCCATGTGAAAATCTCAGATGTTGCTGGAGCGTGGGAACAGGAAGGCGAAGGCGATGCGCCGCCGCCATGCCGCGGTCAGGACCTCATCGACCACGCCAAGGTATTCATAGGAATGGATGAAGCGGTCGGATGCGGTCAGGATGCCGACGTGCTTGGCGATTGCGCGCGGAGCCATGCGAAACAGGACCAGCGCGCCGGGACCGGTATCGCTTACGGCAACTTCAGGCATCATGCGCCGCGCGCCTTCCGCCAGTACCTCGTTCGGCCCTGTCTCGCCCCAATCCCGGCTGTAGGGTGGAATGGGGAACGGCTCGTCGCCGACGACGTCGCGCCAGACACCGCGCGCGAGGCCGAGGCAATCGCAGCCGACACCGCGCAGGCTGGCTTGATCGTGATATGGCGTGCCAAGCCATGACCGCGCGACGGCGATGACCAAGGCGGGATCGGCCACAGAATGAGAAAGGCTCACAGCACGCCACCTTCATGGCCGCCGTCTTGGCTGGCATAGCGCAGCACGGCGTCTTGGCCGGAAATGTTCGGGAACCCGCGAAAGTTGGCGGTGTTGGCGAACTTGGTGCCGCAGGTCGCGATGCGCTTGTCGCAGCCCGCGCGCGCGATGAAGCTATCGCCCTCGGCAATGGCGCGTACCGGTGCTTCTAAGAGGGTCAGTGTCGCGATGGCATCGGCCAAGCCATGGGACAGCACTTCAGTTATGCGCCCGACATTTGCGCCGCTGGTCCAAGTGATTGTGCCGGATGTGAACCATCCAGCGTCAAAACCGGATAACCCGGTGGCCAAAAACGCCCGGTCACGCAACAGGTCACTGACCACACCCGTGCCCTTATAAATGGCGTTTTCCAGATTGATCCGGCAGCGGGCATCGCCCAAACGGGCATCACACCCCGCCTGAAACGTCCGCCCAACGGTCTGGCCCAGCACATGCGCCAGGGACCGGACCTCTGCGACAAAGGCCATGCGGCCGCGCCGGATTTGTCCGACTGCACCCCGGCGCAGCAGGACACGCTGGCTGGTGTCGACCCAGTTCACCCGCCACAGCTCCACCGTAGCATTGTCCCAGCGCCCGTCGAGAATATCGGTCTCGGTGATCCGGTCCGAGGTCAGCACGCCACTTGCGTCTTGTGCATCAACGGCAAGGTCGGATCCGGAACGGATTTCCGAGGCGGCAAACCCGCTTTCCGGCTCAAACGCGGTGCTATCGAAGGTAAGCGTGCGATCATGGTCGGTGAAGCCCAGCGCCACGCCGTCCGCCCGCAAAATCCGCCAGCACCAGGACAGGGTGGTGGTGCCATCATCAAGGTGGGCCAGCAGTGCAGGG